ATATAGCGTAAATGGGTGGTGGTCTTCTTCAATTAGTTGCTTATGGTGCCCAGGATGTTTATTTAACCGGTAATCCTCAAATTACCTTTTTCAAAGTAGTTTATCGTCGTCATACTAACTTCGCTATGGAAGCTATTCAACAAACTTTTAACGGAAATGTAGGATATGGAAATACTGTAACTTGTCAAATATCACGCAATGGCGATTTAATTAACCGCATGTATTTACAAGTTTCCGTGCCAAAAAGAACTGGTACTACTGCTGGCGACTCATATGTCAACTTCTTAGGTCTTCGTTTAATTAAATCTGTTGTTATTGAAATAGGTGGTCAACAAATAGATAAACATTATTCTGATTGGTTATACATATGGAATGAATTATCTTTACCTATAGGCAAAAGATATGCTTATGAAACTATGGTAGGTGCCGATAAAGATATATTATCAACCAGAGATAGTACTCTATATATACCATTAGAATTCTGGTTTTGCCGCAACGTAGGTCTATCATTACCTTTAATAGCTCTACAATATCACGAAGTTAAAGTTAAAATAGAATTTGAATCTAAGGTCAATTGTATTTTATCAGGCACTACTGCTGATAATATAGCTAATATAACTAACGCATCTTTATGGGTTGACTACATATTCTTAGATACTGATGAACGCAGAAGATTTGCCCAATTATCACACGAATATTTAATCGAGCAATTACAATTTACTGGTTCAGAAACTCTTAATAAAGGTACTAATAGAATTAAATTAAACTTTAATCATCCTTGTAAAGAATTAATTTGGGTTGCTAAAAGCAAAGGAGCTTTCAAAAAAGACAGATGGTATGATTATAATTTTGTCTCATCGCCTGTTACTGAAGAAAACGCACTAAGTAGAACAAGCAATTATATATACCAAGTTGACCCTGCTGAATTTAAAAATCCCTTAAAAAGTGCTATTTTACAATTAAATGGCAATGATCGTTTCGCCGTTAGAGAAGGATTATATTTCACTCACGTACAACCTTATCAACATCACACCAATGTACCTGTTAATAACCCTATCAACGTATATTCTTTTGCCTTAAAACCCGAAGAACATCAACCAAGTGGCACACTAAATATGTCTCGTATTGATACTGCCACCCTAATGATTGAAGCTGAAAACCCTGGTTCAACAGCAACCGATTATACATACGATGGTATTAATATATACGCGGTTAACTATAACGTATTACGTATATTATCCGGAATGGGTGGTTTAGCTTATTCTAACTAATTTAATAAATGTGTTATATATTTTCCTTTTTTTTTTCTCCTCTAATAGTATAAAGAATATAGCGTAAATGGGTGGTGGTCTTCTTCAATTAGTTGCTTATGGTGCCCAGGATGTTTATTTAACCGGTAATCCTCAAATTACCTTTTTCAAAGTAGTTTATCGTCGTCATACTAACTTCGCTATTGAAGCCATTCAACAAACCTTTAACGGAACTCCTACTTTTGGCAATCGCGTAACTTGCCAAATATCAAGAAATGGTGATTTAATACATCGTGTATATTTATCAATAATTGATTATACTTCAGGTGCTGCTGGGGCGACCGTTTGTCCTTATTTCGGCCTTCGTTTAATCAACTATGTCGAAATTGAAATAGGTGGTCAAAAGATAGATAAACACTATTCTCACTGGATGTATGTATGGAATGAACTTTCATTACCTCATCCTAAAAAAGAAGCTTACAAAACTATGGTAGGAGCTAATAATACACTTGCTGCTCTCACCAAAGCCAATTTATATATACCATTAGAATTCTGGTTTTGCCGCAACGTTGGTTTAGCACTACCTTTAATTGCTCTCCAATATCATGAAGTTAAAATTAATATTTTATTTGAAGATAGAATTAAATGCCAAGGATCTGATACTGCTATTGCTGAATTATCATCTGTGAATTTATGGGTAGATTATATATTCTTAGACACTGATGAACGCAGAAGATTTGCCCAATTATCACATGAATATTTAATAGAACAACTTCAATTTACTGGTTCTGAAACTATAACCGGAAAAAGCATGAAACCTAAATTATCTTTCAATCATCCTTGCAAAGAATTAGTATGGTTCTGCTCTTCAGATTTTGACACCAATCAAAATGTTAAAAATAAAAATTGGGTTAACTATTCTACTGAAGTTAACGGCTATGCCGCTGCTGTGACTGAACTATATAAACCAACCAGTGCTATAACTTCTACAAATCCTATTGAAAGTGCTAAACTTGTATTAAACGGCAATGATCGCTTTTCATCAAGACCCGGTTCTTACTTTAACTTAATACAACCCTATCAACATCACGAAAATATTCCATCTAACCCCGGAATAAATGTTTATTCATTCGCTTTAAAACCCGAAGAACATCAACCAAGTGGCACACTAAACATGTCGCGTATAGATACTGCTGTTCTAAATTTAGAATTAGATGCTACCTTTGCTACTGCCAATTTTGCCAAAAACCTCAATGTATACGCGGTTAATTATAACGTACTACGTATATTATCGGGTATGGGTGGTTTAGCTTATTCTAATTAAATAATTTATTACATTACTAAATTTATAAATAATAAATGTTGTTAAATGCTATAATATTCCTTTTTTTTTTCTCCTCTAATAGTATAAAGAATATAGCGTAAATGGGTGGTGGTCTTCTTCAATTAGTTGCTTATGGTGCCCAGGATGTTTATTTAACTGGTAATCCTCAAATTACCTTTTTCAAAGTAGTTTATCGTCGTCATACTAACTTCGCTATTGAAGCTATAGAACAAACAGCTACCGGAAGCAATTCACTTGGTTCTCGTGCTACTTTTCAGTTAACTCGTAACGGAGATTTAATACATCGTATTTACTTCTATGGAAAAATTAAAAATAATTCAACCGCAAGCGTAGCTTTAGTTCCTAATTTTGGACAAAAATTATTAAAAACAATTGAACTTGAAATAGGTGGCCAACGTATAGACAAACATTATTCCGAATGGTTATATATATGGAACGAATTATCTCTTCCTTATGGCAAACGCGAGGGTTATTATAAAATGATTGGTGGAAACAAAGAAAATGCTTGTACTTTACTTGCAACAACAAAATCATATGAATTATATGTGCCTCTCGAATTCTGGTTTTGCCGCAATGTAGGTCTCGCTTTACCTTTAATCGCATTACAATATCACGAAGTCAAAATTAATGTAGAATATGAATCACAATCTAATTTAATTGATGTGTCAACAAAAAATTCTACTCCCGAAGCACCTACTGTAAAAAATTCTACTTATACCGGTCCTAATATAGTTCTCGACGCTCCAAAATTATGGGTTGATTATATATTCTTAGATACTGATGAACGCAGAAGATTTGCTCAATTATCTCATGAATATTTAATAGAACAACTTCAATTTACCGGAACCGACAATATAACTGCTTCTGCTAATGAAGATGGTATGAAAAGTATGCGTATGAATTTCAATCACCCTTGTAAAGAACTTGTATGGGCTATTAAAAAAACTGACTCTAATGTTTATTGGAATAACTTTTCAACAGCAAAACCATTAGACCTTAATGACGCTACAGCATCACCTAATGATTATATTGCTTCAGAAAATCCTGTTATGCAAGCTAAAATAATGCTTAACGGCAATGATCGCTTCTCGCAAAGAAAAGGAGATTATTTCTCTTTAGTACAACCTTATCAACATCACGAAAATACCCCCGACGATTACCACAAAGGTATAAACGTTTATTCCTTTGCTATTAAACCCGAAGAACATCAACCAAGTGGAACTTTAAATATGTCTCGTATAGATACTGCTGTTCTATCATTATCTTCCAAAATCGAAGGTTCAATACATATATATGCTGTAAATTACAACGTTCTTAGAATATTATCCGGTATGGGTGGCCTCGCTTATTCTAATTAAATATTCTATTTGTTGATATCCATAATAGAATATTTTCATTTTTCAATTTATAATTATTATCAATAGATAATATTATATTATATAAAATTTTTGATATTTGTATTGATGTCTTATGGATATCTTTATTTGACCAATTATTTTTATTTCTTTCATTAAAATAATATGAAATAATATCTTCTAAATAAGGCAAGCACCTTTTATTCATTGAATTGGTATATTTATACGCATTTATTTTATATCTCATATACAAATATTCTTTATCTGTAAGACTTTTGTAGTAGTTTTTAAAACTTTTCTTAATCTTATTTATTGTTTTATTATAATCATTATTAATCTCATAACT